TATACCTTCGCCTGTTACATTTCCTATTCCTTGTGCAAAGTAATCTCCATCACAACAATCTCTAGAATAACTTCCATCCCTACATAAACAGGCTCTTCTATTATTTCTAGGAGAAGAGTATCTACCTTTATAGTGTCTGCTCATTATTTAATTTTTACACAATTAGGTACTTTTTTGCCATCTAGCATTTTATATCCTATCATTTCATAACCTTCCCAACAAGGGTCGTCATCTTCTTTAAACAAGTCTTTCAGTTTGTCTATTAAAAGTTGCGCTTCCTCTTGCTCACTAAGACTGTCTTTTACTCCTTTTTCTTGTGGAGACTCAGCTTTGTCAGCAAAGTAACCTTCAATACTAAATCCTTTTACCTTACCTGTCTTAACATATTCATTCCAAATTTCATCATTGTCAACCTTAACTGTACCCATCCAAGTTCCCACAGGTACTTCCATACCATATTTAACTGATTTATCGTGTACCATATCTTCTTTAATCCAAGATTCAACTAGTGTTAAACCCTGTATGTTCATTTGATGTTCTAAAGTGCTATTTTTTTGATTACCGCTTTTAAGGTACTTTTGAGAGGCTCTAAGCACAGTATCACGACTAAAATATATATAGTACTCTTCTTCACCATTACGTCTGTATATAGGCTTATTAGGTATCAATAAAGCACCCATTAGTATTTTTTTGTCAGAGTCTATTTCCGCTAACTTTACTTCTTCTTGTCCTTTAAGTGCAACAAAATCTTCTTCTATTGCAGGATTTTCGACTATACTAATGGCTTCTACTCCATTAAATTCGTCATTTTCATCGATTATAAGTTCTACTATTTTCATATTATCCTATTGATGCGTCTTCTATTATATTACGTTCTAATGCTTGTGCGTTTGTTATTTCGTTAGTTACTACAAATGCCTTAACAGGTTTTTGCTCTTGTTCGCCTATTGCTTGTGCAAGTTGATTCTCAGGAGATGAACCTACTACATTAAATGCAGGTACATTAGATTGTCCTCTGCCTCCCTTAATATCTCCCCCTTTAGGTGCACCACCTCCTCCTAATGCTTGTAATCCTTTAACAGTAGCTGCTATATTAGCTGCAATACCTATTCCTGCAGATATATTATTTGATGCTACTATACCTGCTGCTGCTGCAACAGATGCTCCTGCAGTTGGAATCGCTAATGCCGCACCTTGAGCGGTTGCTGTTGCGTTTGCTGCTTGTGTTTCAATTACAGTTTTTGCTATACCAGCAGCACTTTGTCCAATTAATGCAACTGCTTGTAATTTTTTATTTTTACCTGCTAATTGAGAAAGTAAAGCAAATCCTGCTCCAATGTTATCTATATTCTGTTTTTGAATTTGTGCTTCGGCTTCTGCTACTTGTTTTTTTGCATCTATTTCCTTTTGAGCATCTGCTTGTCTCGCTTCATCTTTTAATGAAAAGTAATAATCTCTTACTTGTTGTTTAGCTTCTTCACTAGCATTTAAAGCCTCTAGTTCTGCTAATTTATTAGCTTCTTCTAACTCTACTTTTTGAAGTTCAGTTTCAGCTTTTTTCTCTAACTCTAATTGTGTGTACTCATCTCTAATCTCTTGTAAAGCATCTAGCCTATCTTGTTCTTTAGCTTGTTCTTCTGCTATTCTTTTATCTTCCTCAGCTTTTTGTTTTCTTAATAACATTTGTCGCTGATTCTGTACCTCTCTTTGTCTGTTTATTTTTTTAGCTTCTAACTCAAATAGTTTCTTTTCAAGTTCAGCTTGTTCATCAAGGTCTTCTTTTCTAGCTAAGGAAGTCATATCATTTTCCTTCTTTTTAGCCTCAAACCTTAATCTTGCAGCTTCTATTTCTTTATTAGTAATACCATCCTCAATAGTAATAGCCTCTTCTAAAAATTTTATCCTTTCTTCTGCGTTATATTTTTCTGTGTTATATGCTTTTGTTCTTAGTTCATTAACCTTAGCATTTGCTTTTTGTCTCTCTACTATTAACTTTCTATCTATCTTATCTGCTTTAGCAATAGCATCAGACAACTCTCCTGCTGCTTTAATGTCTTCTTTGATGTCTTTACTAAAGTTACTAACCTTTTCGCTTACAGTATCAAAAGTATCGCTTACAGCTTCTCCTATGTCTTTTATACTTCCTTTACCTGTTAAGAAATTACCTATTGCAGAAAATGTGTTTGTTATACCATTGCCTAATTTTGAAAACAATTCAATAGTATTAGCAATAATAGCTTTGCCTTGATTAAGTGCTTTTATTAATTTATTCTGTCCTTCTTCACTTGCTTGAAATGCTGCTACTAAAGACCCTAATGCAACCACTAAAGCACCTACGCCTGTTCCAATTAAAGCTACCTTAAATAGCTTCATACCTTGTGTAGCTGCTCTTAGACCTTGTGCTAGTCCTGTAAACTTACTAAAAAGTCCACCTGTTGCTCTATCTAATACTGAAGTACCTCCTATAGTTTTAGTTATGCCTTTAGATACTTCATTGTGAGCCTTAGCCTGTTCTTTTAGTTTTTTATTAAACTTAGCATTTTCATTATTAAGTTGTGCCTTAGCCTTTTTAGTTTGTTTTAGCGCTAGGTTTTCCTGTTTAATAAGATTTTTAGTTTTTTCTATCTTATCATTTAATTGTGTTCTTCTCGCTAACTCTTTACCTGAACCTCCTAATTTACTGAGTTCAGCTTCCATTTTAAGAAGTTCCCTCTGAGCATCTGCTACATTATCTTCAAGTTTTACTATTTCCTCATCAAGAGTTCGTATCTGAGTAATAGCTTCTTTTGCGTTTAATTTTAGGTCAATTATTTTCTCTGCCATAACTCTTGTTTTAACATTTTATATCCCTCTTTTATTGTTTCAGGAAATTTATTTTTACCTAATGCAATCTCAACATACTCTCCTGTAAGTTGATTTTGCTTTGCTATTTCTAATAAGTCTAATATATTTTGTATCATTATGATGTGCTTTGTAAATCTTGATAATTTGTAGAAGCTAAGGTAATTGAGCCTGTACTTGTTAATGTTCCGTTTATAGTGCCACCTTTCATCATTACTATTGGATATTTATTTAAATACATATAGTATTTTACAAAAGCATTAGTTTTATCTGTCATATCAAAAGTCGCTGAATCATCATCACCAAATCTATCTATCGCTTTAAATGTATGAGAAACAGGATAGTAAGTACCCGCTGTTGGATTTGATTCATCTGTAAGCCATTCTATTATTCTTTTTACAGCATCTTCATCTGGACTACTTGTGTTGTATATCATAAATCCTTCTAAATCTTCACCGCCAAATAATCTAAAGTTACCTTTTGCAAAGAACTGTCTTGGGTCAGTAGATAACATATAACCTGTTGTACCTGCAACACCATAGAGATTATCTCCATTTTCATTATTGAATTGATTACCTGAAGTGGTAGTTGAAACTGTTATAATAGGAGAAAGACTATCTGCTAGTCCGTGAGCAGGGTCAGTATTTAATCTTGCATAAAATACATAGTAATAAGTTTCAGGATGTGTAAGTCCTGTTTTTTCGTATTTAACCTGTTTAGGTACAGTAAAAAATGATGTTGTTAAAAATGGCACATTAGTAACACCAATTGTGGCTTTTAACACATCTACATCCTTTGATCCATTAACTGAAAAATTAGGGTCTTTTTGTAATAAACTAATATCATTTGAATAAAAGAAACCATATTCGTCTATTTGTTCAGTATTTCCTAATTTACCAAAACTTACTATTTCATAATTAAAGAAAACAGAAGTGCTTGTCGGAAATGTAATTTGTGAGGCTTTAATGCCTGGTGCTGTTAATGATAAAGGAACATCGTCGTAAACAGGATCAGGATCATTATTATCATCAGGTATAGGATCACTAAAGTCACCTATAGAGAATTGTGTTTCACAGTTTCCTGATGCTCTAAAGCTGCCATTACTTGCTCTGTAATTAGTTGTGTCTGCTGTTAAACAATTTTGTGCAACAGGTACTAATGTTTTATAAGTAACTTCTTCAAATATATTATTAAGTTCTATTGTGCTTAAATTAGTTTCAAAGTTTGTGCTTATTTTATTTATTCTATAAATGTCATCAAACACTATAATTTTATCAGCTAAATTTAATTTAATAGTTATTTCTAAAGGTAAATATGCTTTTACTGTTGTTAGCCTTTTCCTAACATCAAACATATCTTTTACATAGTTCTCATAATATTTTTTAAATAGTGTCTTTTCATTTACCTGTCTTGAATATTCATCATACTCTTCATTAAAATTTAAGTTTTGATATGCACTTGTTCCAAATACGTTTAATGTGCCATTTGAATTTAGTGGCATATATGGCGCTAAAACCGATTGATTAGTTTGTAAATCTAAATTTAATACTCCTACGCTTGTAAAACTATCTGCTCTATAAAATATTAATGGGTCACCTAAATATGGCTGTTGGTTTTTATCTACTGAATAACCATACTGTACCGTGCTATCAGTTTTTTCTTGATTACCGCTAGGGGTAGTTGTTGTTTGTGTTACACCATTATCAGTAACATATAAATGTTCATACTTAAAATGTCCAAAAGGTATCTCAACTGTATAGTTTTTACCATCGTACTTTTCTGTTGACTTATAATTTAACTCACCCCAATTGGAATTAGATATTTGTTTGTGATTATTTGCTAAAAAAGAACCTGTGTCTTTATATTTAAAAGTAATGTCTTTAAATGGCAATACACTATCAACAGTAGTTTGATTTTTATCTAAGTGTTTAGTAATATCCCAAACCTGCGTACTTGAAGAATAAAAGTCATCTAAAGGTTGCACTACAATTATACCATCTGTGTTTTGAAATGCTGTCAGATTAAACATTTTAAACAGTCCTGTGAGAAAATCTATAATTTTCATATCAGGAATAATAGAAGAAATATTTACCGTTTTATCTGTTTGAAAAGAAGCAGAAGCATTTCTTATAGTTATTTGAAAGTTTCTAGTAAATATGCCGTTTTTCTTTACTTGTACACTTATATCAACTTCATAGGTTGAGTTAGCGATAGTTTCTATAAAAAATGTGTAAACACCATTAAGTATTAGTATATCTTCATTTTTAAAACTAGTTATACCATTTGTAGTAGTACCTGTTAAATTATCAAACCTTTTAAACTCTTCTCCGTTCTTTTTTATAACTAAATTATATGCAGCAGTACCGCTTGGTCGAACATTTACTCTTAATACCCTCTCTTCATCACTTTCATTGTAATCATTTATAAAAGTTTTATTTGTAACACCTGTGATTTTACCAACGTCTCCTATAACATCATTAAAGCCTGTAATTTGATATTGTGCGTCTTGGTCTTGAAATAATGCTCCTTCTTTATTGTGAAGCCATAAATACAAGTTATAAAAGTCTGCATTTGTTTTATTGAAAAAATCATCGCTAAACTTAAGATTGTACTCAGGTTCGTTTTCAATTGCTTTTAATATTGCATATACTCTTATTGCAGGTTTAAGTTCGCTTAAAGGAAGTCCATATTGATTGGTTGCTCCTGCGTTAGTATTTACATTATATATTTTGTTTGGTACATCATTAGTTAATGTTGTATCATATATTATTCTACCGCTGTGTGTTATTAAAGGAAAAATAATAGAATCATCTATAGTTTCTCCAAAAAAATTGACGTCTTTACCATCGGTCATAAAAGTTTTAATGTTGGTATCATTATAATCAAAATTAAAAAAAGACAACTGTGAAAGATTAGATAAAGCATCTTCCTTAAGTATATCTTTTAAATTTAGTATGTTACCAAAAAAAGTTAACTTGTATGTGTGTGGTTCGTTATTTTTAAGTGTTACTCCTTCAAATTTTATATTACCTTCCTTAAAAGGTTTGTAATTAAGAAATAGTTCAGCAGGTTTTTTCTTTCTAGCATCATAAGATTCAAATGCACCTGTGTCTGAATTGTAACTTCTAACATTAAAATTATGAAAGTGTTTAAATATTTTATTGTTTATTTTAGAAGCAGGTACATTAAAAGTTTTAGTAAAGTCAGTATATATTTTACTTATATCTTTTATGTCTTGAATAGACTGTGTAAGTGTGATGCTTTCATCTTTATACAACTCTACCTGTTGCCCTTCTATAAATAATTGTAGTTGTAACATTAACGTACATTGTTTATTTTATCAAATGCAAAATCAAAATCAACTGTGTAATTAATTAATTTGTCATTTAAGGATGTTTTGTATTGTAATGCTTTTGTTTTAGGTATTACAGGTAGTGTCTTGCCTTCATATCTTATCCAAACATTTTCAGTAAAAAATAACTCTTCAATAGTTTGATTCATATCCTCACTAATAAATCCTGTGTTAAGGTTTAAGGTAGTATTTGAATTAATATTATAGCGTTGCTTTTGTCCTTCATAGGTATTATAAGAAGCAGTTGAATTAGCTATTGTATTGCGTTTAAATGTTTCGTCAGATACATTAGTACTTTCCATACTCTTTTTAAAGAAGTAGAGGTCTTGAAATGCTCCATACTTGTTTAGAAAAGTAATTTTATAAGGAGTAAATTTAGGCTCACAAATATTTTTTACTTTAATTGTTTTTAATAAAGTAGAATCATCGGTGTCATATACTTGAATAGTGCCGCTATTTTGTGGTATAGTAACATATTGTATTTTTTGATTTGTGTTGCCATTGTCAGTTATTTCTGTATCAACTGAATCAATAGTTACTTTGCCTACACCTTCTGCGAATATTGGTAGTTTACCTATTGTATTTTCAGGCAAATAAATATTGTCTGCACTTATTAGTGCGTGTCTTGATAATTCAGGATTAGTACCATCCTCAAAATAACCATAACCATCAGTAGCTACATAATCAAACACCTGTGGATTGTTATAAGTATAAGGTTCGTCTGCTTGTGTAAAATATTCTACAACTGCTCTAACCCATCTAGTCTGTGATAAGTAATCATCGTTAAAACTTACTTCTAAATAATCTCTAACTAATTCTCCAATCTCAACTGTAATGTTGTTATGGGTATCAATTCTTGATTTATTTATTTCATACTGAGGTGTAGTTGGTTGATTGGTAATTAAACCCTCCCATATATACAAATCTATTTCTACTCTTTTTAATGCCATATTATACTAATAAACTACCTGATGTTGAACAATTTTGAAAAAATGCGCTTAAAACTATTCCTTGGTTACTAATCTGAATTACATAAAAACTACCTGTGCCTGCTCCAACACTTACACTAGAATCTGAAACAGCGTAATATAAATTTTTACCGCTGAAAGAATTACCACTAGAATCACATATTTGTGCTCCTATTAATGACCCAATATTTGCACTTGTTGATCTTATCTGTGTGCTTGTATTATAAGTACCACCAACACAAAATCCATCCTCGGTATTTTTTCCTATAGTAATGTATAATGGATATGGTCCACATATACTAGTAGTAGCAGGTTGTATTAAATCCTTAGAACAATCTATTTCAGTACCTGCATTATTGTATCCGCTTGGTATTTCTACTTGAAACTCTATTGTTCTTGTTGTGTTGGTTGTTACTGTTCCTAATGGTGGGTTAGGTTGTGTAAAACTCATCACAGTTCCTTTTAATGCTGTACCTAAAAATACTGCTCCATCGGTACTTATTGCTTGACCTGTTAATCCTGCAATATCACAAGTAAAAGTAGGTAGAGTTGTTCCTGCTTGAGATAAAACTTTTTCACAGTATATAGATGCTCCTGCGTTGTCGTAACCAACAGGTACAGTCATTTTAAAATACAAAGTAACATCTTGAGCAGTTGAGCCTGTGTTAGCTGATACTGTTTCAGGACTTAATAAAGCACCTCCATCTGTCAATGATACCCCTTGAATAACTGCTGCTGATGTTGGTCTTGTAATTGTACCGTCTTGAGCAATAGAACCTCCTTGTAATGCTGTAACAGGATTAGTACAACTCCAAGTTATACCTGTTGCATTAACTGTGATAGATATTTGCTGTACTGCCTCGCAAGTTGTTGGATAACTAGCATCTCTACCTATTGCATATACTGTTGCTGAACCTGCCTGTGAGTTACTGCTAATTGTTAATGTGCTACCGCTTAAAGCTGTATTGACTAATAAAGGACTAACATTGTTTACAGCATAGACAGTCTCATTGGTAAAATAACTGCTAAGGTCTATATCTACTGTCGCCCCTCCACTATCTAAAGTTTGACTAGGTATTGACCCTGATGTAGTAGGACCTCCTGTACAAGGTGCTGCTGTTCCTGTTGTACCTGGTTGAGTAAATGTTTTAGGACAAACAAAAGTTAAGTCAGAAGAATTGGTAAATCCTAATGGAATTGAAATAGTAAACTCAACAGTTCTTGATGTGTCAGATGTTTCTACTGCAAATTTACCATTACTAAAATCTGCATCATCACTAGAATAGGATAAGACTTGTCCATAGGCTGCTGTTGGTTGTGTAATCACACCTTGGTTGTCAATAGAAAAGCCTTGCAAGTTAGCAGTAGCACAATCGTATTCAGGCAAAGGTATAACTGGCTCTGTTAAGTTTAAATAGAATGGACTTCTAACATTAATTTTTGTACTCATTTCTTAAATACTTTATCTATTGATACTTCAAATTCGTTGAACAATTGTTTTTCTAAGTTTTTTAAATGTTTTTCAAATGGTTTAGTAAAAAATAAACTAGCTTTTAATCCTTTGCTATAAATACTTCTTGCTACTAAAAATTGTATAGACTTTTCAAATCCTACTGTGCTAATCTTTCTGCCTGTAAACTTTCCTTTTTGTCTTGGTGCTAATCCTTTTCTTACTATCCATTTATCTAACTTACTAGGTGGTGGCATTTTATCTGTGTAAGCATATACAGTTTTTTTATCATAAGGTTGTTTCGCTGCATCTTTACCACCATAAGGTTTTACCGCTCCTTTTACACCTTTGTCTACATACTTACCATATTGTAATCCTAAGAAGTTTAAGATAAATGTTTGTTCATCTTCTCCTAACTTAGCTTCTAAAGAATTGCCAAGATTACCTGTAACGTCTTTTCCTTGCGTTTTAAGTTCTTTTTTAGCCTCAAGTATAACTAAGTCCCCAAACTTTCTTAAAGTCTTTCTAACGTCCTCTAATCGCATATACTGATGTCATTAGAAGTTATTATATCAAAAGTAAGTGCCCAACCTGCTACTAAATGTTCGAACCTATCTGTAAAAGGCTCACAACTTGCAACACCCTCTAATTGGTATTGGCTTGTAAATAGGTCTCCTCTTTTTAGTTCTATCATTAATCTGTTCTGAACAGCTAACTGTGTGTTAAGAATATCCTGCTCGTTGTTATTGC